GGGCGGGGAGGGAGGGAGGTGCTGCGTGTGCGGCCGCGCCGCCCCCGCCGGCTTTTTTGTTTGTGTCGAGCCCTATACGAAGGGACTCATCTTGCGTCGTATCTTCCCCGTACGTCTCGCCATAGCTCGTGATACCTCTCTCTTTGCCATTTCTGCCTTCTCGAGCCACACATTAAAGCTGCTATCCCCGATGAGCATCAGCCACTCTGCAAAGGCGCGGCACACCAGGAACTCGTGTATCCAGTTCTCCGCATAGGTGAGCGTATGCCGCGACATAAGCGAAGGCACAACCATATTGAGGGTGTACTCCTCTCGCTCGGTGTCGAGTATATCATCACGCTGGTGTATCTCGCACCCGCAGCCGACGCCCTCCAGCAGGGGGAAACGCGTGTAAGGGTAGAGTGCTTCCTGGATCTCGCTAAAAGAAAGGTCCAGCACACGAGCAATGCGATCGACGTTTCCATCCTCGCCTATATCAAAGGTAAGATGATTGTCTACGTCGGGTTGCTTGTCCGACTTGGCCACGCCATAGATATAAGCTATGTTGCGTATATCGTATATGAGCTCATCTGTATAGAAGGTGAGCGTAGCCCGCTGGTGATCCCCGTCGAGGCGTTCTGTGATAAGACGGGCGTTAAGGTCGTGAAGGTATGTTCGTCTCTCCATTATTCGTAGGGGTTAGCTGGTCGGGTAGGGCGTATGCGTCGCGATGAAGCCTGCTTCAGCTTGTCGAGGTCAGCTTGTGCGAACTTGCTGTATGTGCTTGCCATTTCATCCTTCATCAGTGCATACCACTCCGACAGACACGTGTGGACCAGGTAATGGTGGATAGCCTCCTCCATATCCTTGACTGCTGGGAGGAAGAAGTTGTCGGGGAGGCGTAGCGAGAAGGTGAGGGACTCTTCGTCCTTTGGCACATTGTCTACGGACGTCGCTGTATTCTCCTCAGTGAGGTAGAGGTGCAGACGCTGGCGCAGGCTTGCGTCGGACGATTTGACCGCACGAAGGATAACCTCACGACTCTCCCCCTCTACGTCGAGCTGGGAGAGAGATACGGCCCGTGCGTCTTTGTCTTGCGATAAGTCGGTCTCCCCAAGTAGGTGCGCTTGCAGGGCCACCTGGTAGTAGACCTCGGGGAGCTTGATGGTAATAGTTGCGTTCTGCATATTGGCTTAGGCTCTTGTGGGTGCAACGGGTGGACGCTTGTAGTGCAGCTTCTTTAGCATAGCGGAGAGGTGTGTACTCGCCTCCTCGGAGGCTGGTGCGCTACCATCGGGGTAGCTCGTTCGATACCACTCCGACAGCACGGCCATAGTGAGGAAGCTGTGTATGCCAGCTTCTATTGCTGGGATAGCTCCGTCATCGAAGCGGGTACTCACACTGAGCTTCACTACGAAGTTCTCTCCCAGCTCTACTGCACGGCCCATCGACAGGGTGGGGTGCTCCTTGATGTACCCACGCATCCCTCCGATCAGGGCATTCACCGCCTCTCTCCAATACCGCTCCAGGAGCTCACGGCTACTATCAGTAGGGAGCAGTCGGTCGTATGCTTTTGGGTCTTTATCGATGAGCTTTGCCGCTTGGTAGCTGGCACTCTTCTTGACCTCATTGTACACCAGCACCTTGCTTACATTCAGTGTGATCTCTTTCATATCCTTATCCTATTAAGCCTCGGAGCAATGGTAGCCACAGCCTCCTCGACACCCACGCACCGAGGGCGAGCGAAATAGCCAGCAGGGGCGCAAAGGCCTTGAGCCGCATAGCCTGCCACGCTGTGAGCTTGGCTGGGACTTCGACATGCCTTGTGATTGTCTGCACGACGCGCACGCTATCGACACGGCCTGCATTGATAGTATCGTGGACAACTCTCTCGCGGTTGCGATACACGACCTTGTCCTTGTAGATGGTATCACCTGCCTGCCTCTCGGAGACATACACGCTGTCGTGGATGTATATGCTATCGATGCGCAGGCGATCACGCCACTCGATGCGGTCACGCCACTCTGTGCGGGTGTTCTCTATCGGGAGCACCTTCGGGGAGCAGGAGGTCAGGAAGTAGCCCAGCAGTGCCACGGCTACGATCATAAGGAGCGTCTCCCACGCGCTCAGTCTATTTGCTTTCATCGTAAATCTGTGTTAAGTCTTTGATAGATAGCCACAGCTTGCTATCTTTGTAGGAGAGAGGAGCTGGAGCTGGAGATTGGCTTTCAGATTTCGTACTCATGATAAATCCTATCCAGCCCCTTCCTCTCATGCGCCCTGCCGATTGGTGGGGCGCAATTATTTAGGGCTGGGGCTGGCCAGCCTCGGCTTCCGCCTTAGCCTTAGCCTTAGCCTTAGCCTTAGCCTTAGCCTCGTCCTCAGACTTCCACTGAGTCTCTAAGGCTCGGGCTTCCGCCTCGTCCATTAGTTCGTAGAGGTGTGCCTCTCTCTTGGGGCATTGCACGATGTAGCCTACGCTACGATTCTCACGACTTACTACCATCTGCCCCTTGGGGGCTTTAATCCACACTGAATGCGAACGTTTCATAATCAAGTTGTTAAAGGGTTATTTATAGTTAATCGTCCAGCCCTTGTCGCTGGCCGTATCTCCGAGGTCGCCCAGCTCTTCCTCGTGCGCGTCAAGGAGCGCACGGCTTAGGTCTATGCGCTTGCCCGTCACGTTCTGTGCGTTGTTGATGAGGTAGCGCACGCTCTCCACGGAGAGTCTACCGCACGCAGAGAGGTCGAAGTCTTCCTTCAGCCCCTTTATGCGCACCTCCTCGAGGGACGTGCAGTCCCAAAATGGGGTATTAGCCCAATTGGTAACTGACAAGTCGATAATCCCAGTCACTCGACGGAGACTTTTGCAGCCGAAAAATGCGTAGGCGAAACCAGTCAGTAGACCACCCGAGAGGTTTATTGAGACCTCCTCGAGCTTATTGCAGCCCGAGAACATGAAAGAGGCATCTGTCGCCTTTGGCACATCTCCAATAGTCGCACGTGTAAGGGCGGAGCAAGACTCAAAGACCCTGGAGAGATTGGTCGCATTTGGTAGTGCCCCGAGCGATACATCTATTAGGGATGGGCATCCCGAGACGAAAGACGACAGATTGACTACCATATCGATATTCTCAATGGTCGGAAGCCGTCTTAGCACCCTATTTTGGGCGAAGCAATAACTGAGGTCTGCTGACTTATACCCGTCAGAAATCCTCATCGGAGGGAACTCAGCATCGACATATCCAATAAACTGCTGCGATTTAAATATGGTCATTGTTACCGCCTGCGACTTCATCGCCTCCACAGCCTTAATCGTGTCTACCAGCGTGGCATTCTCCGCCACGACTGCGCCCTTGCCTGCGAGGGTCTTGTTGAGTTGTCGGAGCTTGCCCTTGAGGTCAAGAACCGCCTCCTCGGCTTGTTGCTTACTGCTCTTCTGTGCCATATACTACTGCCTTGATTAGCTTAGCAAACGATCCGATAGTATCTGACCACTCCTTCCTTGATAGCTTCGGATTGTCGTCAGTCTCCTGCAGGTAGACTTGATAGGCGTCATCGCCCTTGTCACCCTTTGGACCAGCGGGGCCAGTAGGTCCGATTGGTCCGATAGGACCTTGGATGCCTTGCTCTCCCGCTGGCCCTCGTTCCCCAGCAGGTCCTCTCTGTCCTTGCGGACCAGCCGTGCCAGCTTCGCCCTTAGCCCCGTCTTGGCCCTTCTCACCCGCTGGTCCACGCTCGCCAGCTGGTCCTCTCTCGCCAGCAGGACCAGCAGGACCAATAGGGCCTTGAGGTCCTGGAGGCCCTTGAGGGCCTGGTATCCCCTGATCGCCCTTGGGCCCTGGGTCACCCTTTGGGCCTTTCTCTCCTGGTGTACCAGGCGTACCAGGTACTCCTGCTCCTGCTCCATTCTTGGGGATTAACTCCTCCGCGAACTGCGCCTCCGTCTTGGTGTACCCATGCTTCACAAGGATATCATAGGCACTCGCACCACGGAGAGCTTCCAGCACCTTGGCTGTTACCTTGACGGGGGTCTCGTTGCTCCCATACTTCGTTATCTTGCAGATGGGTATCACCACCTCGTAGTCGTGGTAGCCATCGTGATATGCTTCGTCAGGGATGCGTCCCTTAGCTGTCATCACACATACGCCTAAGCCAAGGTGTCGCGTGACATCTGCCGTCATCTCGATGATAAGCGTGTTGCCACTTATGCTAATGGGTGGCGTGGCACAGAGTGCGGACCGCTCGTTCGTCACACTCACTGAGAGGTTCTCGAATAGGGCTGGGTCAAGCACCTCTCCCGACGGGTCTTTGATGAACTCTACGGGGATGAGCTTGTCTGTGCCCCGCTGGACAAGCTGTAATGTTCCCTTCGCTCCTGCTCCTGCTCGTCCGAATAGGCTCATAGTGTATTGGGATTAATAGGTTTCTTCATCGTCGTGTATCTCTTTCCGTCGTACTCCAGCACCTGCCCTCGTGGCGTCTTGTTTTTCCCTGCAATGGATACGTGTATCCACTCGCTACGCCCCTTGGGATGCTCCCATATAAGCTGGTCGAAGCCCCCACGATCCCATATGATATGGAGTAGCTTCTTCAATAGCTTGCGGTCGTAGGGTACGATGTCTGCAGCCTGACCCATGGTATGCTGGCTTTCGGGCTTGCCACCTACGGCAGCATTAAGCCCCTTATCCCCGCCCGAGCGGAAGCCCGAGGTGACAATGATAGGATGCTCCAGTTCTTCACGGATGCCGTCAAGATACTCCATGAGCATATTGAGGTGCATGATCTGATCCTTGTTTGGGTCGTTGGGGATGCCACGAGAGATAGCCGTGGGGCTATGCGTCATCTCGGACAATGAAAAGTACTTGCTCATAGTCGTATTGGTATTACTCTTCTCCTTCTTCTCTCTTTACTCGCTCGACAAAGATGTCTCGGATCTCTTCGACGTCCTTGTTGCGTATTGCACTCGCTCCCTTCACGAAGCGTCGCATACTCTTCTCCATGCTCTGCGTGACGTTTTTAGGGCTATTCTCCCAAATACTTACGAACTCCGTATGTACGATAAGTAGCGTCACCAACATTGATATGTATGGGAGCTCGTTCATGTGAGCGTATGACCACGCGTCAGACATAAGAAGTATCCCATCGGCAATGCCTGCAAGAGCTACACAGATGTAGTACAGCGAAAGTCTGATGACGAATGAAGTGTAGCCCTTGCTTGACGCTCCGTTCCCGAACTTCTTGGCTAACTTCTTTGGGTCTCCCTCCAGCTTTCCCTCGCTTACGATGATGCGAGCCTGCTTTTCGTCGAAGCGTTTGTCTCGCATAAGCGCAGACGCAAGGTCAAGGAAGCGGGCGATAGTCACACTCGCATAGCAGAAGATACCGATGACCGCTGCGTGCGTTATCTCCGTCTTGGAAAAGGCGTCAGGGTCGAAGAAGTCGATAATACTCATAGTTAGTTGGTTTTGGTTGGTTAGGTTGGTGCTGGTTAATAGTTGTCTCCTACGACAACGAATGAGAACCAAACGTCATCGTATACCCCGTCGTCTTGGTTGGTTCGTATGGTGAAGTAATTGGGCGAGTGCTCTACATAGCTGGCGTTGTGTCCGCCATTACCTGATGCGTTGCATATCACATTGTAGCGCGTGTGTCCCAGCGTGTGGTGGATCTTGTACATGCCTCGACCTATACGCTCTACCCGCATGGAGTCCCTCTTCGCTCCCCACACATATTCAAGGGTCATCGTTCTCGGATTTACGCGGCCCGAGAGCAGAAGCCCAGGGATGTCGATGTCGCCACGGATCTGCACAATGGGCTTGTTTAGCTTGTTCGAGATACGCACGAAGCGAGGGCTTGCCTCCCACATACCCATGAAGAAGAGAGCCCCTTCGTCTCCGATGTAGACGCGGCAACGTTCGTTACGTGTGTCGTCGGACTCGAGCGAGCGGAAGTCGTGGGTATAGGTGTCGGGGAGCTTCCCCCCGAATAGCATAGAGGCAATTCGTAAGACCTTGCCGCCTTCCATCACTTCCATTTGACCCCAGTGCCCCGTCCCGTCGTGGTTGATCTCGACCACACGCTTCTCGCCTGTAGTGCCGAAGCCAGTCACGCCAGCTGCAAAGGCGGGAAGTGACGTATTCGAAGATCCAGCGAAGAAGCTGCGCACCTGATTTGTCATCGGATCACGTGCCCCGATGAAGCTCGTGAGGATAAGCCCGCCATAGATATCGGTAGTCCCGTCGGTGATAGACTTTCGTAGGTAGTCGAGTTGTCGTGCATTGTCCTCGATATCCTTTACCTTCTCGTCGGCATAGCTCTTCGCCTTGTTCGTCGCCTGATTGGCTGCTTCGTCGGCATACTTACGTACCTCTCCGTCCTTCTTTTCGGCTTCGGCTACCGCTTCGCTCTTGGCTTGTCCTGCCTTCCCGTCGGTATAGCTCTTCCCTTCGGTGTGCTTGCTGTCGGTGTAGTTCTTCGCTCCCACAAGGGTAGCCGCTGCCTGGCTGTCAATACGCTTGGATGTCGTCTTGTCGCCAGCGTCAGCGTATTGCTTTGCACCATTGAGTGCCTCGCCTGCCTTCCCGTCGGCATAGCCCTTAGCCTCTACCGCTGATATGTAGTCGTCGAGGCGGACCCAGTGCAGGGCGTTGAATGTAGTAGAGGCTTCCTTAGCGAAGAGTGTAGTCCCTCGTGGGTAGTTCACGCCTCCGATAGAGTTGGCTTCGGTCATCACCCAGCTGTCCCCCACCTGGTAGGAGGTGGGCTTCTTTAGGTGTGTGGTCGTCTTGCCGTCGGCTGCCGCCTTGGCCTCCTTGGCGAGCTGCAACGCTTTCAGACTGTCGCTGTCCACGATCTCCTCCCATGTATAGGAAGGTGTGTATCTCCAGCTCTTCCCAGCGTTGGGGCTCGGTGACTTATCCAGCGAGGTGAATGTGTCCCCGATGTGGGCCTTCTTGTCCTTCTCTGTCGTCCACTGCGACGTCGGTGGGGTAGTGTCAGAGGGCGCGCCATTGAAGTACCAATTAGATACCTTCCCGTCGAGCTGCTCCTGCATGCGCTCGAGCTTCGCATTCATTTCGGTTACTCCCGAGAGTCCCGTCTTCAGCTCACCTCGCAACGCCTGCACCTGCGCCTCGGTGTACTCTCTCCCTTCCTGCACCTTGCCATCTGCGTAGCCTTGTAGGTTGGCGATTACCGCATTAGCCTTATCCTCTAAGGAGCGTCCCGCCTCCGTGAATTTGCTGTCGGTGTAGCTTCGAGCACCAGCGGACTTAGTATCGACGTAGCTCTTGAGCCCGTCGGTCTTGTCGTCGGTGTAGCTTCGAGCCTGCCCCAAGATGCCCTCGAGGATTGTATCAGCATCAGGTCCGCCTGAAGCGCCACCCGTGAAGGATACCTTGTACCCTCGGATCTCCTTACGTACTAAGTCGATGACGAACTCCCCGTCAGGCGAGATGAGCTTGTCGATGCGGATAGCTGCCGCTGGTATCTCCACAAGCCCGTACAGAGGTGTGAACACTCTGTTGGGTAGCGAGCTAAGCATACCGACAAGTAGGTGGTAGTAGCCTTCCTCGCCTTCCATAGGCTTGAAGCCATCGCTGGTGACGAATGTCCCCGTGTTATCGGTCTTGCTGCATCGTGCATACACATAGAGGTTGCGTACTGCATCATCTACATTCACCTCAATCCCCGGCACGTCCCACGTCTTGTAGTCGGAGAGTGGTCGGTCGGGGCGCACCCCTTCGATCCCCATGGTGAGGTGGCGAATGACTCCAGCTGGTACGGATAGCTTCTTATATGTATTCGAGTAGCGGACCACATGCTCCACACGTCGTGTACTCGTAGCAGACTCTACAAAGAGCCACTGCAAAGAGGGGTCACCCTGGAGCAGACGCAGAACACGTGCCGTAAGTGGGCTGATGCTGTCGTTGAGCTCGGTGCGTATTCTGTGCTCGATATTCGCCTCGGGTGGCAGGTGCTTAGTAGGGAGCAGTCCCTCGGGGTCGAGCGGAGCAATGCCATCAGGCTTACCTACACGATCTCGTAAGCTCTCTACCTCGGAGCGAAGACGCGCCAGCTCAATAGAGCTTACTCCACCACCTGGAATACCTGGGTAAGGGCTTGGATCAGGGTGCAGCTCCGTTACGTCGTTGCGTGATGCGTCACCCCATCGGAGTCGATGCTTATCCCACAAGAGCTCCTTGCCGTCGACAATCACATAGTCGCCTTCCACACCTCCCTGAGGGAAGCGCGAGTACACATCAAGCAGCGTAGCGAATACGCCTAAGTTCACAAGCCTTGCTTTCATTATTCCATTAGTGTCTTGCTGGTTTCCATTAGGGCCTTGGCCTGCTCTCCATTACCCAGCGTGAGAGCGGTGAGTGCCCCTGCATAGTAGACCACGGCCTCCCGCAGACGCTCACAGATCGCGAGCTTACCCTCTCGGATCTTAGGGCGAGGTAGGTAACGAGCCTTCTCCACCTGGATAGACTCCCCAGCCTCACAGCTGTATAGCTCCAGCGTCAGCCCTTCGGGAGCCTGGATAAGAGCTACCACGGGCTTCTCGGGGCAACCTCGAACGCCTGAGAAGGCACTAAGCTGTAAGGCATATCGTGGGTCGTCTTCATAGATAGGCTCTGTGACGTCCTTTCTCCAGTCACTCATACGGAAGGTGACAAGACGCAGGAAGTCGGCAGGGAGCGTCATTACGCCACGGCCATAGCCGACGGCACTCTCCCAGCGGATAGTCCCCGAGAAGGGCAGACCCACATCCAGCAGGTGGCGTGGCGCATCGCGGTGGACGATGAGCGCAGCATCCTCCAGCTTGCTCTCGATGATCTCCTCGACACTGAGCGTATCGACGTCACCAAGAGAGGAAAGGGTGGCACTGGTGTTGTTCTCGTCCAGTGCCACCCTTACTGCCCGCTTCAATTCTTCGATAGCGTACTCCATGGAGGATTACTCCTTGTCGGTAGCGTCAGAGCCTTCAGCTTCGTCAGCGGCAGAGGGTGAGACGTCCGTCCAGTTGATTTTTACACCTACGGACTCAGCTGCTTTTTCGATGGACTTACGTGACCTCATATTAGAGCGGGCTACACCATAGTCGGTAGCGAGGGCTTCCTTAGCGTCGGACTCGTTGGAGAAGGAGAGGACCACACCCTCGCTCTTCTCGGCATGGGCTTCTTCGGCCTTGTCTTCCTTCTCTACGGCCTCCGAGCTATCCGTGTAGTAGGGATCTTCCTCGAAGTACGTCCCGAAGTAGGGGTGCGCCTCCAATTCTTTCTGCTCCTTTTCATCGCCTGTTACATACGCACTGCCTCGTTCCATTTGAGGCTCAAAGGCAATGTGACGATAGGACGTAGCGTCTGAGCCGAGGCTAAGGCTAAGGCAAGTGCCTGAGATATATCTTTTATTCATTCGTTCTTCGTTCGTTAATAATAAAGGAGGGGCAGACACTAAAGGGCATCTGCCCCCGTCCTTTACAGACACATCACAAAAGACAACGGACACTCTAAGGCTTACGCCTTCTTCAGCTTGAGGCGAGCGTGAGCCTTTGGATAGCGGAGATACAGGCAGGAGATTTCCTGGATGACAACTGCGTCGGTATTGCGGATGCCAGCGGCCTTGAGGTCCAGGATATTACGCTGCCAGGAGAGGAAGGTACTCTTGACGAGGAACTCGGGATCGAGTGCGAGACCGCAGTCGCTCATGCCGTTCAGGTCGAAGAGTTCATGATGCATGACCATGATTTCACCGAAGTCGGTGATCCAGGACTTGAACTGGAGATCCCACGACTCTACCGACTCCTTCAGGCGGAACTTGTCGCTCTTGATCTTCGAGAACGCTGCGAGCATTTCGCTACCACAGAGGAGGACCTTGCGCTTGTTCCCGACGCCCGTACCCACGAAGAGGTCCTTGGAGATATCTACCAGCTGCTCATCGGTGATGTCAGTGCGCTTTGACGCAGCGACGTACGTACCGACCTCGATGTCCTTACCAGCCTGATACCAAATACCTCCTGTGAACCACGTGGCAGAGCCGTTCTTTGAGGGGTGGACGATCTTGTTCTTCACACCGAAGAGGTAGCTGTTCTCCTGTGCAAGGCGCATATCGTAGATGCCATCTTCTTCCAGGTCCGAGAAGTTCCACTTGACGTTCTTATCAGACATCTTGTCGAAGGTTGCCTGCTCGATTTGGATCATGAAGTTTTGGCAGTACTGCTCCTCGAAGGTTGGTATATTGGCGAAGCGTCCCGTCTGTACGTCAAGCTCGCTACCAGCCTTACCCATTCGCACCAGGCGCGTATTCTGAGGGATCTGTGGGACGAGTATGGGCTGCCCCTTCGCGTTCTTCGCGCCATTGATAGCATAGACGATGGGCATATTCGTGTTGTTGTCACGTCCACAGACGTGCAGCACGAGGTCGGGTGCAGCTCCAACGGGGTAGGCGTTACCCTTTTCGTCGAACTGCCCCTTGATGCCTACGACACGGATTGTATCGTCTTCAGTGAACATAGCTGCATCGGAAACTTCCAGCTTGATGCTGGCGTCGGTGGGCTGCTGTGCCGACATCGCCTTCGACGTCGTTGTGGAGATGGGGCGCGTACCTACCGATGGGTACTTCACTTCCATGTTGCCGATCTTGCGAGCTTCGGAGTATCGGCTGATCTGATCGATGGGTGTGGACATCGGGCGGATCTTCGTGATGCGCTCGTCGATGGCCTTGGAATAGTAGTCGGGATCTCCCTCAGCCTCGCCCGTGGTGAGGTTGGCGATACCTTCGTTGCCCATTTCATTGCCACCCTGGCCTACGGCTGCACCGCTATCAGTCTTACCTGCATCAGGAAGAGGACCGACGACAGCCATAGCACCACCCCCGAAGATGCCTGCCAAGAGGAGCAGGCCCAGGTTTGAGATGTTAGTTACTACTTGCTTCTTATTCATTTTGATTTTGGTTAGTTGGTTGATATTACTCTCGCTTAACTCTCTTCATCTTTCCCTTGTCCCAAATGCTCTTGCGGGTTGATGCTTCACCAAGAGCACCCAGGTTGGGTGTGGGTCTTTCAGGGGTTGAGCCACCTCCTGAGAGGTTAGCCGTTCCGTCGCCTTCTTCGGGCTTACGGAGCTTCACGTCAATCTTCTCATTGCGCCCTGCCACGCGTCCCGTCTCCTCGGCCTCTGCCACTGCGTTGTCGTAGCCAATAGCCTTGAGTGCCATTTCGATAGTATCGCGTGTGAACTTCCCGCGCACCCCGTCAGTGACAATGTTTTGGAGCAGCTCCATAGCCTTGTCAATATCCTCATCGGGTACGCCTTCTTCCTGGAGCTTGCCAATCACGTTGAGAGACTCACCCAGGTTTTCCTCGTACTCCTTCTCTAGCTTCTCGGAGTTAGCGATGCGGTCGAGGAACTTCTGATTAGCCTCCGCGATCTGCTCCTGTTTCTCAGGATCTCCGATAGCGTCGGTAATCTCCGTTCCGAATGTTTCTACGAGAAGGACTGCGGGATCTTCACCGCCTGCCCAACGCGAGACGAAGCTCGCACTGCGGGGGTCACGGCCAAAGAGGCCTGCGATCTCCTTCTCTCTCCCCTTGTATCCCTCTAACTGGCTTTCGTAGTCGTCGTAGTCGTCGTTTACACGACCAGCGAGGACTTCGTCGTCGTCCATATCGTCGTCGGGATATTTGTCCTTCAAGCGCGCTTTGAGTCGGTCACGCTTACTCACCTCGACAGCAGGGGGATCTGCGGGTGTAAGGTCCTTCTGTTCATCTATTTCCATAAGCCTCATTTTATAGATGAAGCAAATCTATAAAGCTCCCGCCCTAATGCTGTGACATATTGCGTATTATATATTGGAATTGAACCCTCTTCTGCGTATCTTTAAGGCATACCAAAATAAAGCAGAGAGCTATGCCAGGCAAAAGATCGTGTTACGAGTACAAGCACCGAGTGCTGCGTGAGATACTGACGAAGTATAGAGAGTATACTTCGATGTGCTTTTACATAAACATGAAGAACGTCGTACAGCATGTGAAGAACAGCGAGTACTCCCGCTTCTTCGTGTCCGAGGATAGAGCGGTGCGTGTCATTCAGAAGATGATACGCTTAGGTGGTGAATGCCCTATCAAGACGCCATCGACGCAAGAGATGTACGAAGAGATATACAAGCGTGTAATGCTACTTCTCAATAGCCCCGAAGATCTATCTCTCGAGGATGCCGTAATACGAGTAGTCAATGCTCCAGCCCCCAAGCTCTATCTCTCCGACCGCAAGACCTACGAGAAGATTAACGAAGCCAAACAGCTATGCAAGACAAGACCAAAACACTAAGCCTTGCTATTGCTCTGCTTACATTCGTCCTCTATTTGCTCCCCATTCCACACGACAGCGTAGGGATCTACGCTGCTGGTCCATGGTGGGGACGCTGGACCTACTCGCTTTTTCATGCGTCATTCTTCCACTGGCTGGTAAACTGCTGGTGCTTGCTCTCGCTGGTGTTCTATATGGGCGTCACCGCTCGCCAGCTACTCACGGCTTATATCATCGCTTCGCTTTTCCCCGTGGCCACGTTGTACGGACTCTGCGATGCGCACATCCTCACCATCCCCACGACGGGGCTATCAGGAGCATGCTATGCACTGATAGGTATGGTAACTCCCCAGGTGGCACGAAAACGTGAGTGGTTTACCTGGCTTGCTGTTGGCTTTGCTGTTAGCTGCATATTCCCTCTCATCAATCAATTCGTACACCTTTGGGGCTTCATCGTGGGCCTCGGTATCGGATACCTCACTCAATGCGCGAAGAAGTAGCACGAATACTACAAGAGAATGAGCGACGGCTCGAAGCTCTCCATGCACCATTTAATCCCATCACGGGGTTAGGGTCACCGCTGGAGCGTTTCGAGCTGCGCCTCTCTGACTTCGGTGCTATGCAGGTGCAATACCTGCCCACCTCGATGAAGGATATACCGCTCATCAAGCGTCTCTCCAAGGCGGGCAGCATATCCCAATTCCTTGTGGAGAGGTACGGGGAGGAGACGGAAGAGAATAGGAAGGCACTCATTGAGGTGTTCCTCCGACTCAGGGAGAAGCATGATTTTTTCTTTTGGGCTGCGGTCAAGGCGTTCATCAAACGCAAGGGTGGTGGCTCGGACGTGCGTTTCAAGCTCAATCACCCACAGCGTAAGCTCGTCGAGTCTTTCGAGCGTCAGCGTCTTGCTGGTGCTCCTATACGCCTTATCCTGTTGAAGGCGCGTCAGTGGGGCGGCTCTACCGCCACACAGATATATATGGCGTGGCTTCAGCTGGTGCACCAGGTGGGGCTGAACTCCCTTATCGTCGGCCACGTCAAAGCTGCCTCTACCGAGGTGAGCAACATGTTCGAGCGTCTTATCAATGCCTACCCCATAGAGCGACTATACCCGATAGGGGCATCGTTCAAGCCTAATGAGCCAAAGCTAATCGGCATAGGATCGGAGAGAAACGTAAGGCGCATCCCACAGCGCTCGTGCAATATCAAGCTGGGGACAGCAGAAGCTCCCGACAGTGCGCGTGGTGGTGACTACAACCTGGTGCACTGCACTGAGGTGGGGCTATGGAAGACCACCGAGGGGAAGACTCCCGAGCAGATCATACGCTCCGCTTGTTCGGGGGTACTCTACAAGCCGTACACTATGATCGTGTATGAGTCCACTGCTAATGGCACGGGGAACTTCTTCCAACGAGAGTATGATGCGGCCCGTCGTGGAGACTCGCAATTCAAAGCCCTCTTCGTGGCGTGGTTTGAGATCGAGCAGTACAGCCTTGACATACCCGACCGCGAAGCCTTCGCCACTGAGCTGTGGAGGAATAGAAAGGCGGACTATGCAGCGAGCGACCGAGCCGAGCCAGGCAAATACCTGTGGTGGCTATGGGAGCAGGGGGCTACCCTCGAGGCTATACACTGGTACATCCAGGAGCGAAAGAGTAAGAGTGACCACGGGGATATGGCGTCCGAGTTCCCCTCCGACGACATTGAAGCATTCGTACACTCAGGGCAACGTGTATTCGACATGTACCAGGTGGAAGCACTGAGACATACGTGTAAGCCCCCGCGCTTCGTGGGTGACGTCGTCGCTCGAGGTGCAACGGGTGAGGATGCGATTACGGACGTTCGATTTGTCGAAGACCACCAAGGACTATTCACTATTTGGGAGAAGCCCGAGATAGACCCGGGCGAGCGCATCACGAATAGATATCTTGTCGTGGTAGATATTGGTGGCCGTAGCCGCGGTGCTGACTACTCCGTCATCTGTGTGTTCGACAGGCTCTTTATGATGGAGGGGGGTAAGCCCGTAGTCGTGGCTCAGTGGTACGGGCACATCGATATGGATAAACTTGCGTGGAAGTCTGCACAGATCGCCAAGTACTACGACGATGCCCTCCTGGTCATTGAGAGTAACACCCTCGAGACCAAAGACCCCAACCGCCAAGTGGACGGAGATCATTCACACTTCATCCTCAATCAGATCAAGGACGTGTACGACAATCTGTATGCCCGCCCGCAGTCTGCCGATGAGATACGCGACTCCGTGCCTCGCAAGTATGGCTTCCATACGAACGTGCACACGAAGCCTATCATCATCGACGTCCTTATCACCTTCATCCGAGAAGGGCTATACGTCGAGCGTGACGAACGCTGCCTGAATGAGTATATCACCTACGAGCGCAAACAGAATGGGGCGTACGGGGCTATCATCGGAAAGCATGACGACCTTCTGATGACGCGCGCCATTGGTTTGTACATCAGCTCCAATACGAAGGAAATGCCACTGCCGAAGATCATACAGGTAAAGACGGCAGAGCAACGACGGGCCGCCAGCAGGAGATCAAAGCCCGTTAGCGAAGCCACTATATAATAGTATTAGCCCCGTGCCCAACCAACGTTGAGCACGGGGCTAATCATTTCACGCACCTATCTTAGTTTGCCGTGATGGCTCGGTGAGCCATTTCTACGGCAGCTGGATCAGCCATAGCCATAGCCTGCTGCTGCATTTCGGAGCTTATCCCCTCGGGGGCTATGCCCTGCTTCATCTGCTCGGCCTGCGAGTCGAGGCTCTGTAAGAGCTTATCCGCAAACGGGAAGTCACCCACCTCCAATAGCTGGTTGAGCGTGATCTGACCAGCCTTCCATACCTCGAGGAGGAACTCATTAGCCAGCTGTCGATATGTGGGGCTCGAGGAGCTCTCGGCAATAGAGAGGTCGAACTCAATATCACGGATCTTGCGGGGGTCATCGGGGAGTAGGCTCGAGTCGTTGCCCGCGATATTCACCACGCGCTTCTCATCGTAGAACTGCTGAATGTTCTTCACATCCTTATACGCCCCCTGGATCGTGAACGCACTAAAGCTATCCATGAGGTCCACCAGCGAGTTCGTCGCATTCTGCGTCTGCTGAGCGTATAGGCTGGAGCTCATACCAGCAAAGCCTGGCTTACCTTGCAATGCTCCGTGCACCCCTGACACATCTTCGAAGAGCTTGAGCTGGATATTCAGCAGCTCACCGATGCCGATATTCGTGGCGTTGCTCGAGATCTGCTGAGGTAGCACCCCCTGCTTGTTGGGTGTAAAGGCGATCACCCCGTTGAAGCGACTCCACTCTTCCGCGAACTCCTCGATAGACGAATTAGCAGGCACGCTATCCTCGGGGATAAGTAGTACCCCCTTCGCGCTCGAGCGCATTACCCAGTCGTATAGCGTGATGAGGCGGTTCGTATATCGCTGCTGGTCGATGACATCGGAGACGAAGGAGTGGATCTCCCCGTCGATGAAGGGGTAAGCCTTGAACACATAGGGATGGCTCTTGTGGTGGTATGGGGTCTCTCCCTCCTTTAGGATATGGCCGAAGGGGCTGAGGTAGTAGAAGTACCAATAATCGTCCACAAACCACGTCGCCTCGATTAGGGGCACGTCCTCCTCGGGGATCCCTTGCTCAGCCGCCATCACCATACGATCTCTATTCACAGCTTCTACCATCTTCCCGTAGTCCTCCGTCTCGATCTTGTACACCTCCCCGTTGTTGGGGTCGTGGCACAAGTATCGCTCCTTCGTCTCCTTACGCCATACCTCGATGACACGACAACGACGCGGATCACGGCCTGTGAAGAAGTCGTAAGTACGCGCATCACTATACCCGAAGTCAGGGAAATCCGAAAAGTAACTACTCACGTACTCCCCGTCACGTGCATAGCGGTAGATCTCACGCAGGCGTTCGCACTCATCACGGCTGCCAGCGAACTCTCGGAAGAGCGTTTGCAGGTCAATATCGTGGATCTCACCAATGATACTCACGTCCCACCCGCGCACGTCCTGCGAATTGGAGTCTAAGAAGAACATGCTCGGATTGACAATTCGCGTCCAGCAGTCCAGCCGACCCTCACGCACCCCGTAGCTCTTATGCTGGACCGTTAGCCCGCTGATGACGAACTCCTCCATAGAGCGCGCTCCTATCTCGGTCATACTATTGAGCTGCATATTGTACTGGAGGATAGTGCTCATCGTCTCTCCGAGTCGCTGCTCGTCTCTGTCTCGTGCCACGCATACGGGCTCTTTCGCCTGCTTGAGGTATGCACCGAGGACGTTACGCACAAGGCGACGGATGAGGTTGTTCTTCAATGGTACGCTACCTTGCTCCATGATATACTTCTCCTCGGTCATCGTCTTGCCGTCCACATTGACAACATCCTTCCACTGATCCCCGTAGGTGTACCGCTTGCACCGCTCGCGGTCCTTTCGGAAACGTGACATGGCATCCCAGCTACGACGCGCCTCGAGGAGCACGCCCATAGCTCGGGCGTACTCCCCGTGATGCTTGGTAGCTCCAACGGAGTCAATCTTCTTTTGCCCGCCAACTTGGCTCAGCCGACGTAGCTTCTTAGTGTTGGTATTCATTAGCTTCTCTCTTATTTCATTTGGCGCAGCTGGATCACCAGTGCCTTCTTCTGTTTGTCAATCTCTGCCTGCAGCTCCTCTGCCTCCTTGGGGTCGGTAGCCTCCTTCAGAGCCTTCTGCATCTCCTCGATCTCCTTACTGAGGTCCTCGAAGAGTAGTGCACGCTCATACGACTTGGTGTTCACCAGCTCGTCGAGCTTCTTAGCGTAGTCCGTGGAGTCGCTCTTGCCCTGTTCGAGATCGCTCTCGTAGGACTTACCCAGGCGCAGGACTTCCTTAGCCTCTTCCTTGAAGTGGTAGTACGTGTTATTGACATTGCGCATATCGTTGCGCTCGTCTGCTCCGTCAAGGAAGCCTGAGAGGATAGGCACGTCACGCATCGAGAACTCACGATCACCGAAGGCGGTCTCGCTGGACTTGATTATCTGATCGGCCGCTGTGTAGAGCCCACCGAAGTAACCCTTGAGCATGTACTCCAGCTTCGCAGGGTTGATGTTTACCCATCCCTGTTTGTAGTCGTCGCCACCCGTGAGTGCGTTCAGCTCCTTCGCGAGCCATACGTAAGCACCGCCCGTAGCCTTGTAGGCCTTGGTCCAGTCGGGCATAGCCTTATTGTAGTCGGTATCCTTCCAAATAGGGCGGCCCATCCAACTGTGGTTAGTCTGTGCCTCGAAGAAGGGCTTAGCAAGGCTTGGCATGAGTGCGTGTGTAGCCCCCGAGTCGTCCATGAGATCAAGCGGCATCACCTGAGAGATCTGACCAGCGATAGTCTGAGCCAGCTCCATGGGCGTCTTGTCTTCCTTCCCTGATGAGTAGCTCATGCCGAGCTCACCTATGCCGAAGATAGCGCGGGCTTCCTGGGGTAGAGGGATCTTCACAAGCACGTCTCCTACAAAGAAACAGATATTATTGCGTCTTACATAGTCAGGCAAGTTCCAGTATCTGTCATCATCGTCGCCTCCCGTGAGTGCTGGGAGCATCGTCTGAAGAATACCGAGAGCAAGGAAGGTGGCGAGGTATGCCGTACCCTTCTTGGGGTTTCTCTTCACAGCGCGTGCGATGTTCACAGATCCCTGGATAGACACATTCCAAAAGAGGTATAAGCTACGCCCCGTGCCTGAAAGGAGTGCCGCGACATTACCCACCCTGCTTTGCGTTGTCGCATCATAGAAGGTAGATCCCGCGCCCTTCTTGTTGAAGTTCACGGTCATCTCCTTTGCGTCGTAGATAGAGCGGTCGATAGTGCGTCCCATCTGTCTACTCGTCAGGAACGCAGCGAAGCGAGATAGATCTTCAATACCTCGGTTGGCAAACTCCATAGTATCTCCGAGCAATCGGAACGCCTGCTTGGGGCTAATACGTCCTCCTGACTCCTTCATCATACGCTCGATCTCCTTCTTATGGCGGTCCATGCTACGGAGCTGCGAGTAGCCCGTCTCTCCACCATTCTCCATGAAGAGCTTAAACGCGCGGTGCGTCTCGTTGGACATATCCAGCTTGTCGTGCTCATAGAGGTGGACAAGCCTGTGCATCTGCCCTGCGAGCTTGGCTACGTTGGCATGGTAGGTCATTGCGTAGGTGGGGGACTCCTTGACCCACGCAATGGTGTTAGCGTATATAATATCTCGGATGAAGTTCTTCACCATGAAGTTCGGGCTGAGCGACGTATAGAAGCCTGCGAGCTTTCTATTCACGGCTGCCCCAGCTCTGAACAGCGCACCGATGTGCCCCTTGGCTTCCCCGTCGGGGTTGGTCTGACCATTCACCGCCATTGCCACACGTGGGTCGCCATTGACGATGATCACAACGTCACGGCCTCCGCGCTTGACAATGATTTGGTGCTGCATCTGCTCACCCAGGCTGACGACGCGATAAGGGATAGAGGGCTGCTCGCTTGCCAGCTTGAAGTTCTTCGGATCTTTTCTCTTGTTCTCCTGCATCATCTCCTCGAACTCCTGCGTCTTGCGGATAACCTCCTCGCTCGTGTCGTTGGGGTCAAACTCAGGGAGCACGGCTTCCCAAGCCTTGGTCACCTCGTTCCACTTCACCCACAGCTTCTGCACGCTGAACAGGTCGCTGGGGTTGTTCTCTACGAAGTTCAGGAACTTCTGACGCACCAGCTTATTGCGGTTGCTCTGCAAGATAGCCGACTCCATCATACTTGCGATGTGTGCGAGCGGGTCCTCGGCCTTGCTGCTACGGCCCTTGGCTTTCTTCAGCGTGGGAGAGAAGGCGCGGTCGCGGTCACCGAGGTAGCTATATGCTTCGTCGCTGGTAGTCTCATCGAAGCCTCGCAGAGGGATGTAGTACCCGTACATGTTGCGTACGTGTTCCAGCGTCTCTCTGCTCATAAGCCCTCCTTCGTACTGCTTTGCAAGCGGTGCGTCGGTGGCCTTGTTCGTGAGCTCCCATAGATCGGATACGTCATTTGCGCTCTCAAACTTCATGACCTCTTCGATAGCCTCGGCTTCGATAGTCTGAATATCCTCGTCGTCTCTGTCAAGCAAGCCCGTAAGACCTGCATAGTCTCGCTCGCGGGACTCAGCATAGCTCGGTGCGTAGCGTGCACGGATCTCGTCGTCTGTCTTATGCCATACGTCAGCCGTAATACGCCCTTCGCGGTAGTCGGCTTCGTTTCTCAGGCGATCCGTATCATTGAGGTACGCATCCCACAGACTGCTTGCCGTGAGCTCCTCGCCCTCGCCACTTTCCTTGACGGCCTTGTTGTGCGCGTCGACGTCAGCCTCTACGGCCTTTTGGAAAGCCATCACGCGGTTACGCTCCAGCCCGTGCTTAGCCATCATGTAGTCCGTGACGTATGAGTGGTGAGCCTTCTTGGCAAGACGACTTACCTCTTCCACCAGGGGCTCGAGTGCCATACGGCTGTATGCAGCGGCCTCAGCTTGGTTTACGCTCGAGACTCTGTTCTCACCCATGTAGGCGTTTTGATAGCCCTCGATCTCCTCGATGTACTTAGCATCACCCTTGGCCTGCATGATCATTTCCATAACCTTCTTGAGCGAGAGCATGCTATCTTGGAGAGCCTCCTGCGTCTGATAGCTCGACTTCTTGATAAGCGCATCATAGGTGGCGGCAACCTTTACGGGGGCAGCTGACTCACCCTGGCGGAAGCGGGCATCTTCGTAGTTGCCTACGCCCAGCTTCTCCTGCATAGCTATATCCTTAGCCTGTCCCATAAGCCCCTCGCCCTTCTTCATCTGATACGTGCGCCAAAGCATATAGCGGAGTTCGCGGTCGCTGATGTCCCAGCCCAGTGCGAGCTTCACTCGGCTGAGGAGGTTGTAGAAGGCGTTGCGTACAACGTGCCACAGATCGCGTGCTTCGAGATCCTTGAAGCCCTGCTCAGCAAGCTCTGCGATATACTCCTCGGTGGCAAGGCGGGTGTTCCACCCATATCTCTTGCTTCGCTCGACAATACCATTTCGCACGGCTTCGTTAGCACCTTCGAATACCTCGTCAAGGAACTTGCCGAACTGGTCCTTACCGACAAGCTCCAGCAAGCCCTTGTGCCCTACGACCTCATGGAGGATAGTAGCTTCGACGTCGTCTGCACTCTCTGCATTAGGGAGCACCACTACCACCTGCCCCGTCTTAGGATCATACCAACCCTTAGCACCGCGCATGCGGCTCGTCTCACTTTCATTACGGCCTTCGATCTCTGCTGTATCGTGGATGACGCGCACGTCTTCTCCGAGGGCTTCTGCCATGCTGGTAGCCACCTCTTCGAGATCCTGCATGTCGTACTCTTCCTGCTCGACTACTCCGCCATAACGGAGTCGCGTAGCATTGCGCTGCCCTATCAAAGAGTGGCGTAAGACTTCGCTGTACGCTTCATTGGCAGGAATACCAGCAAGATCTGCAACCTTGAGTAGGGTAGACTCCTTGCTGTCCTGCTTTGATAGATTGGACTCTACGATACGATTAGTCTCTGCTTCTCGCTTTTCGACTACTTCCGCATTGTGCGCTTCGATCTCGGGCTTGTGCTCTTCGATGAAGGCTTGCTCCTTTGCCTTCGCTTCTGTGCGATATGCTTCTCTCTGTTCGCTCGTCAGACCTTCTTTGCCTCCGACAAGATCATTGTAGAAGATGTGATACAGATCTGCGGTATCATTCAGCTCAAGCTCCTCTCTCCCTGGGAAGTGCGCTTCTGCTAAGTGTTGGCTGTAGTTGTATTCGGATATTGGAGAAAAGTCATACATAGGTCTACGGCTATCCTCCCAGCTCCACTCACGCGCCTTGAACTCCTGCGCCAGCTTCTTGAGCTCGCTCTTGTGTTCCTTATACCAGCTCGCAAGAGACTGACCGCGCGTCTCGTTCTCGGGCTCGTCGATGAGGTAGCTCTCTCCGTCGATGTCGTACTCATAGTTGCCATTCTCCATCATAGAGGACCTTCCGAGGTAGCCATTATCGAGATACGCATTGTCTGCCCACGAATAGTAGTCGGTCTGCTTGAAGGACTTGCCCGTGTGATGCCACTCGCTATGAACAATCAGCCCAATAGACTTGAGCATTTCGAAGTCAGCAAGGGACACCCCGTAGATCTTACGGAACTTAGCCGCGGGGAACTTGCCCTGTTCCTCTGCCTCCAAGGCATTCTCGCTGAGCACGCTCCCGTCCTCACGCTCTGTATAGCGGTAGCGTACCTCCTCGTCGTTAGCTTCCTCGGTATCTTCCTCCGCATTGCTCACGTTGTTGGCTGCGCTCACCTGGGCATCCATCTCTGCGTACTTCGCTTCCTTCTCCTTGAGCTCCTTCTGCATAAGCTCTTCGTAGTTGGCCACATCTTCGCGCGCCTTATCGAGGGCCTCTTCATGTTCGAAGGGCTTACCCGCACGTGCTTCCATTTGCGCCAGCTCCTTCTCCTTGCGTGTGTAGGTCTCTTGCGCATTGGCGGCAAGGTTGCGTACACGCTCTCCCGTGATGACGGACTCAGTAATATCCTTTATGGCGTTGGCAATACGCATACCAGGAACGGGCGTATTCTCGATGCCCAGCTTTTCAGATGAGTAGGTCATCACACGTCTCGACACAGCCGTCAGCTTGCTGTCCTTCTGCTCCATGTGCTTCTCGATCTTGGTGTTCACCACGAAGTCCACACCATTGACCGATAAGGTGAGCGAGCGTTGCACGCTGGTATTGCCGAAGCCTTCCTTAACCTCGGCTTCTGCTTCGGAGATCGTCTTGTTGTAGTCCTTGATGAACTCCTTCATCTCGTCCACAGATCCGAAGGACTGCTTACCCACTACAATCTTATCGACCTTACCGCCTGGGAATAGCTCGTCAAGAGCGGAGAGGGTGTTCTCCGCCTTCTTCTCGATCACGCGAAGCCCTGCGATCTCCTGCTTCGTCTCGGGGATAGCCTTGCTTAGATAACGCTGGTCCGCTTCCCACTGCTTCCGCTTCGTCTCGAGCTTGCGCAGTTCCTTCTCGGCTTGGTTTTTCAGAAGGGCATACTCACTCCCCGAGAGGTTGGCTACCATGTCCCCGAAGTTGTCGCCCTCTTCTTCGATGCTTCGATGCTCGAGAGCGTTCTCCATATATTCAGCCCCGTGCATGATGCTATCCGCAATAGCTCCCTTCGTCTTGAGACGCTGGTAGGCTGTCACGTCAAGGCTATCTTCCACGCCAAAGCGTAGGATGCGAACGGGCTTACCCATTTCCTTGTGCAGGTTGCCCTGTCGAAGGATACGGCCATTGCGCTGGGTGTAGTCCATTGGGCGGTTAGGTGCGTCCACATGGATAAGCGTGTGCAGTCGCTCCTGGATATTCACACCAGTACCCAGCGTGAATGATGAGCCGAGCACGACACGCACCTCTCCGCTATTGACCTTGTCGAAGAGTGCCTTCTTTCTCTTAGCATCCATGCCGGGCTTCATGATGACTACCTGATCCTCGGGAATACCTGCCTCGATTAGCTTCTTGCGAATATCCTCGTACAGGTTGAAGCCTGACTCCTTGTTATTGTAGATGTCTGAGAAGATGGCGACAGTACCCTTATACTCCTTCGTCTCTTCCAGGCTTTGCAGAGCCTGGCGTACGGCCTCGTTGGTCTTGCTCATAGGCTCGTCGGTCGCGTCGTTGATGACAAGGCGTGGGTCTACGGCAGCTGCCTTCGCGATCCCATACATGGTTAGGGGGATATGCGAGTTCTCCTTCTTCTCAGCTCCCGACATCTTGTCGAAGTCTGCAAGCCGTTCCTTAACAAAGAGCATCACCGAGCGTAGTCCTGGTGTCTGAGGCAGGAATATATCCGTTGCCTTAGTACCTTCCAGCTCGGGGATCTTCTCCAGTACCTCGGGAGAGTTGCTGGTGAGTACCGTGTCGGATACCTGTGACCAAATACGCACCAGCTCGCTAAGCCCGTCATACCCTACGAAACGCTTGTTGGCCTTAAATCTCCCGTCCGTGGAGAACTCAAGCTGCGTCTGCACTCGCCCGTAGTTACGCACGAAGTCGTCGAAGTTGGAAATGTTGTAGGCCTCCATATCCTCGCGTGGCATGAGATAGCGCATGAAGGTCCATATCTCGGCAGCCGTGTTGCTGATAGGCGTGCCAGTAGCGAACAGGATATTTCGCCCGCCCGTCTTCTCCATGACGCTTTGGATCTTGAGATATAGGCCCTGGCTCTTATTGGAATAAGACGGGTCGATACCCTTGATGTCTCGCCCCATGGCGGTCTCAAATCCCAGGTGCTTATACTCGTGGGCCTCGTCGATGAGAAGGGCGTCGATACCGAGATCGTCGAACTCATAGACACCCTCGTCCACCTTGCGGTCCAGCATCTGCTGAGCCTTGGCCTCTGCGTTCATACGCGACTTAGCTTCGGCCTTCGCGTCAATGGCGGGGCGTGACGACTTAGCGACCTCCTTCTCGAGATCCTGGAGCTCTCTCACCTTAGCACGATACACTGCACTGCGGGCTGCGTCCTTGTCCTCCTTCATCGCTTCGATCACCTCGCGCTTCTCGCGGATCTTCTCTTCGATATAGGTACGCTTACGCTCCTCGCTGTCGGGGATCTTGTCGAAGGTAGACTGAGGGATGATAATCATATCCCAGTCGTTGTACATGACGTTTGCATAGAAACGCTTGCGCCCTTCGGGGCCCTTGTCAGCATCGGAGAGTGTGAGGATCTTAGCCTGTGGGTATAGGAGCTTCGCGCTATTGACGAACTGCCCTACGGTCGCATTCTGTACGACGATCATAGGCTTCTTAGCTGTGCCGAGACGTCGCATCTCCATAGCAGCCGAGATCATCGTGAATGTCTTACCCGTACCTACCTCGTGAGCGAGGAGCACGGGCTGCGTCGTTGCACGGATAGCCGCCTTAGCCTGGTGAGGTCGTAGCGTGATCTTGTTTGATGCGCCTTCGAAGTGCGTGGGGACAAAGTCGTCGGGCATAGTCATGGGGACGTAGTTATTCATCTCCATGTTGTACTTAGTCGTCAGCTGCTCCGCGAGCTTGTCATCCTCCTGCACCTTGGCCTGCATCCAGTCTACGAAGTCCTGGCGGAGCTCGTCGGCCTTGTCGGATACGGCAGCCGTGGCGGCCTTGTCGGTGGTCGTCTTGGTTGTGCGGTCCTTGCCATACCCGAAGCTCTCCGTCTTAGATACGATCTTAGTCTTGAGGTTGATGGCCACGTCCATAAGCTCAGTACCGAGGATATACTCATGACGAAGCTCTGAGTACACACCGAGGGCCTTATTAGCTTCGGTGTATTCGTCGCTCTTGGTTGTCATCACCCAGCCCCCGCCATGCTTAGAGAGAGATACGCGGACTCCTGTGCGCTCCTGAACGAACTCCTCGAACACCTTTGCGGGTATCCATGAAGCACCGAATGAGTATGGGAGGAGGTGTGCTGGAATATCCTGTGGCATCACCTCACGAAGAGCAGATATGTTCGCGTCGTACTTACCGCCTTCGTTGTTGGCTTCTGCGGCTGCGAGCTTCTCACGCACGTTCCCACTGAGGTAAGCATAGCGAGACTCCACAACGCCCGTGCTTGGGTTTTCAAACGCAAGCCCCGTAGCGAGTGCCGCCTTCTTTGCTTCCTCCTCGCTGATGGATAGAGCATCGGAGAGGTATTGCAGATCGACACGCCCGAAGCTAAGGATGCTCGCCTTGACCGCCTGTGTTGGGTCTGCTGGCTTCTCTTGCGTCTTTGGGTCAATGATGCGGCTACTGAAGATGTCGGTCTTCCCGTAGATCTTCGTCTTGCTGCCGTCGACGTTTGCCTTCTCCTCGAACTTCTCGATGGCTTGGACGCTTGGCCAATCAATGTCATTGCTAAGGAAGGAGATCGCTACATTCTTATTGAGGTTGCCGTAGCGTTCGACGAAGGTGTCGTAAGCGGTATTTAGAGCCTGCTGCAATTCCTTGAGCTTATCCGTAGAGTCTTCCGATGCCTGGAGCTGGTAGTCGATAAGCTCGTTCAGTGCCTTCTTGATGGCGCGGTAGTCCTCTACCACCTGGGCCTTTGTGTACTTACTGCGCACCTTCTTCCCGTCATTGGCGAAGCTCTCGGCAATGGTAGTACCCTTGTTGGTGGAAACGATAGCAACAGATCCGTCCTTCTGCACAAAGACCTCACCGATCTTATATTCGCTTAGGTCCTTGCCCGATGTGACGCCCGTACGAGCACCTTCATTCGGATCGACTTTAGCCATGTCGATCTTCTTCATGCTGCGCACCCATGCAGTGAGCAGCTTGTCTTGGTCGATGTTCAGTGTTGGGTATAGCCCTGCGCTGGTAGCTCGGTAGGTTGCACCATTCTCAAAGGCCAGCTTCATCTCACCGCCCATGTTCTCGGGGTGCTGTACGAAGTAGTCGTTATACGATAGTGCGACCTCTCTTGTCGTGGCACGTTCTCCCGAGTAGTCTGTGTACTTACCCGTACGCACTGGCGTCGTCTCAGTGATGTTGATAGCATCAGCGAGCTTTTCGCCATTCTCTCCTCGCTTGCGAACAATGATGATGTCAGACGTGACGCTTGCACCGATGAACGTTTCGTTGTTCAGGCGGAACGCACCGACGACGTCGGAGTTACCCCCGTCCTTATCCGTGAGCCATAAGCGCAGGTCTCTGCTCTTGTCAAGCGTACCGCTCGAGGTGATGAATACCCCGAGCCCGTTTGGAGCAAGCGTGCGCACATTCTTGGCTATACAGAAGTCGTGAATGTTCTTACCGAACTTGCGTGACAGGTCGGAGAAGCCCGTATCATCGTGGACCTTGAGACCCGTGACAAATGGCACGTTAGTAATAGCAAGGCTTACAGATCCTGGGGCTACCTTGGTATTTTGGAAGCCCTTGATATGTACGTCTGCGTCAGGGTAGAGAAGTGAAAGGATGCCGCCTGTGATGCCGTCGATCTCTACCGCCTGGATATTGCTCACGTCGCTAACACCCTTTGGCATGCGCGCAAGCATACTGCCGATACCCGCAGAGCCCTCGAGGATGTTGCCACCCTTAAAGCCCAGCGCGGACACAGCGTCCCAAATTTGATCGATAATCTTTGCGGGGGTGTAGTAAGCTGTCAGTCGGCTCTCATTCGCTTCGCGTAGTTCATCCTCCGTGAGGAGCATTCGTAGAGTGGCGTAAGGTGCGCTGTACTCGTTAAAGGCTGCGCCTAATCCACCCCAACCAGTCCACTGAGCAAGGATAGCCTTCTCGGCTTGCGTTGCTTCGCGGCCCTCGTTGAGTATCTCCTTCGAGAGTTTAATCGCATCGATGTTAGCCTTGATGCGTGCGGCCTCTGACTTAGGTGAGTTGTCCTCGCCCTTCTTCTCACGCCAGTTGCGCGTGTTGCGCTTAGCGGGCTTGTCGCCCTTGGGAGTTTCTACTGATTGATCAAGCTGTTCAGGTACTCCTCCGCCTCGCTGGTCGTCAGTGAGAGTATCTTCGACACTACGTCGATCCACTCGCTTCTGCTTAGGCTGCTTAGCTTGACTTTCTGCTGGCGTTCCCAGCGGTTCATCAGGTCGATGTTCCTCCCCTGCTTCTCGCTCTCCAGTGCTGGTGCGAGCTGGTACGTGTACTTCTTCTGTTCCATTGTTCTCTGCTTCCTTTGTTTCTGAGAGCTGCTGCTCCTTCACTTCGGCCATTTGCGCCTGCGCTTCCTGTTCCTTGGCTACGTGGCGCGCCTGCTCGATAAGCTCGGGGCTTTCTTCCTTCCCAAAGTTAGCAATATCAAAACCATTGACAGCATCATAGCTATCCATTTCAGCGGATAGCCCTGACTCTACCAGCTCAGGCATGTCACGTGCTCCATTGTAGAAGGCCTTAATATATGGGCGGACCTCTTCCCCGAGGTCATTGATAAGCGTCTCTGCAAAGCGGCTGAACTTACTAAGCCCTCGGTCGATGTAGCCCACTGCGAGCTCCAGCCCGATAGCCAGCACCTCGGGATCTACACCTGCATTGAGCTGCCCGCGTAGTTTCTTCTTCATGCGAGCCTTGAGCTCTTGCATACGCTCGTCGGAGACAAGACCGAACTGCCCTTCATTCTTGACGCGGGCCTCTTCCTTTTCCTCCTTCTCCTGCTGCTCTGCGACCTCGTTAGTATGTTCCACGGCCTGCATCATGCGACGCTGCGAAAGAAGCCTAAAGGCTCTTGACGACGTGTTCCCGTTGGACACATACCACCCTCGCCCGTGTGATATAGCCTCGAGGAGGTCGTCGGGTACATTGGGATTGCTTAGGATATGGGCATCTGCGGAATAGCTATCTATGCGGCTTCGAGATTGCAGGATACCTCTGATACGCCATAAGGTATCTCCGTCTGTATCTTCATTGTCGATCAATGCGACCAGCTCCTCGTCGCTCATATCTACGGGCTCTCTTGGGACTATCTCCTTGGAGGCTTCGGGCTCAGCTTCGCTCGCCTCCTCCTCGATGTGGTCGGATAGCTTCGCTTCGCCCGTGGCGTGTAGAGCTCCCATAAGCCCCTCTAAGCTCACCTTGCGTGGCTGAGGAAGTGGCTTGGACTCTTCTTCCTTAGGGGTGGACTCGGGTGTTGTTTTTTCGTTACCTTCGTCGGTAGATAATGACTCCTGAGTATCGGAATATTGACGGGGATTAGTCCCGTCCAGAAGTGTCCGCTGCTCGGGGGTCATTTCACTTGCGCCTCCTTCAGCTATATCCTTTTCGCTATCTTTGCCTTGAGAAAGGGCATTGCTTTGGTTTGATGCGCTGCCCCCAGTCATTCCGCCTTGTGTGGCTGATGGGGAGGTAACATTTGCAGAGGCGGTCTCTGTAGTAGGAGCTTCATTATTCGCGCCCTCCTCCCAAAGCAACGCCCTTTCTTTCAATCTGCTTACCTTCTCGTACCCCGAGGAAGACACACCAAGATACTCCCCGCTCTTAGATGGTAAGACTAATGTAACTGCTCTCTTCCCCGTACGACTACGCCCCTTCTCGATGGAGAAGATGTAGGTGTTGGGCTTGTTCCCTTCTCGTACGTGATCGAAGTGTTGCATGATATCAACGACAAAGGCGACTGCCTCCTCTTGAGTTGATATACCCAGCTCCTTTGCATGTTGCTTAATGATATGCTGAGCCATCGCCTCGGTCATTCTCATGGGCAATGGCTTGATACCAATAGCTTCAAACACATTGTCCGAAATCTTGACTAAGTCGATGCTCCCCTCATTATTCTCAAAGAAGTTTCCTCCTCGCTTAGCTGCAATAGTAGACAAACGATAACCCTCACCAGTCGCATCACTCGCCTGGGTGTCCCCCGCTTCGGGGGCTACTTCTTCTGTTTCGGTGGTTACTCCTTCCCCTTCTTGAGGATCGCTTGCAGCTCCTCCTCTACGCTCGGGCGTCCCTGCTCGGCTCTGATCTTGTTCATTGCCGCCAGGTGTTCCTTGTCCTTCTTGTTCCCCGCCATTGCTCCCTTGACTGTTGCCGCCAGTAGAGCTGCTTCCAATACTTCCATCTTCTTCGGTCTTGTTGTCGTTGTCGTACTTAATACTGAATACTTCGCTTACAGCCTCGGCAAGCGTCTTAGGATTTACCTCGCCTTCCCCGAAGAGCGTATCCTCGGAGACGGCCTGCACTGCATCGTACACCGCATTGAGCTTTGCGATGAGCTCCTTCTGTGTGTAGAACTTATAACGGAGAGCAAGCTGCACAGCAAAGTTACTATACTGCTCTGAGTTCACCTCACCCGTGATGAGGTCGCCTGAGAAGCGCATCCACGTTTCGATAGCGCGCTCTGCATCCTCGAAGGTCTTAGCCTCAGCGAATGGAGTGTACCCCATGAGGGCGTTGTATGCACTTACAGATGATTGCAGTTCATCGAGGAAGTGCGCATCTGCTGGGCTCTGCTGGTCGCGATATGATACACGGAGTAGTGCCTGCTGGGTACGCTTGGGGAGGTTGTAGAACTCTGCTTCCAGGCTATTGTGCGCGCCCTCAAAGAAGGAGCGGTACAAAGCATTGCGGAGGTCCTCCTTAGCTTCTGCCGTGATCTCACCCTTAGACCCGAAGGCACTACGGAATTGCGTGTCGGAGATAAAGCCCTGGCGGTTGAGCCAGCTCAGTGTCTCAGCTGCATTGCGTGTGATGGACTCGGCAAGGCTGAGGTCGTCGTCGCTTGTTCCCAGTAGGAAGCGAATGAAGGTATCACGCTTCTCCCCGATCTTAGCATAGAGCGTCTGTGGGTTGATACGTTCGACGCCACCGCTCTCGATGTCGGCCTGTCGGTACTGCCCCAGCTCGATAGCTCGCTCGTCGCTGACGTCGGCAAGGTGCACCAGCACGGGGGACTTCATCCCCTCGATAGCTTCGGGGTCAATACCGAGGGCCTCTGCATTATCGATGAGGTACTGCTTGTACTTCGCTCCGCTCGTATCACGGAACGACTCCCACACGGCACGTAGTGCGTCGGCACGGCTATTGCCCTGGATCACCTCACCACGTGCGTTGATGGTAGGAGCACCCGTGTAAGCCGTGGCACTCGTCGTGATCTCCTCGGGATTGATATTAGCTGCGATACGTACTGCCGCCTGCTCGCTGACAACGTCGCTTCTATCCTTTGGCTGTGCCTCGGGGATGAAGTGCAGCTGATTTTGATAGCCTCTGATGTGGCTTGGCTGCAGGCTCTCCGCTTCGATGATAGCGTAGCGAGCCTGCTGTGTGTCGTTCGTTGCGAACTTCACGTCAGACTCCTTGCCGATGAGCGCGTCGGAGAGTTCCCCCTGACGCTCTACTCGCAAGCCTTCTACCTTAATGTACCCGCGTGCGCGTGCGTCGGCTGGATTGTCCTTGCCCCATTCAGGTGCGGTGTCCTCGGATGCGGGGATAGCTTCTTCCTCCTGCTCCTGCTCCTGCTCCGCCTCGGGCTCTTGCTCATCGGTAGTCTCTTCCTCTGCGGGGGCTTGCTCGGTCGTAGGCTCTTCGCTCTCCTGCTCCGTCTGCTCTGCGACGGGCTCGGCTACCTCTGCCACTTCCTCCTGCACCTGCTCGGCTGCGATTTCAGCGACGGCCTGCCAATGTGCGAGTGAGGTCTCTGCGGCTTCAATACCAGCAGCTACTTCTTCGCGCGCCTGGATCTTACCCTCAATAGTGTCGGCACTTCGCGGCTTGGCCTTCTTGGCCTTTGCAAGTGCCTTCTCCTTGTCGGCAATGGTGCTCTCGATGACTTCGAGAGCGAGGACTACGTCGCCATTGGTTGCACGCAACACCGCTTCGTATGCTTCCTCGGGTGAGAGACTCTCGTCGTTGGGGTCAGCGTGTGAGGTGCTTTCGTTATCTTTGCTCTCAGAAGGCGTGCTTTGAGACGCATCCGTGCCCTCAGAAGCGGGGTCGGACAATTCAGTCCCCTGCGATGAGTATAAGTCTTGATCTACGTCCGAAGTATCAGGTGCGTTGTCGGCGCGCATCCAAAGCACTACGCCTTCTGTAAGCAACCGCTTCACCTGGTTTCTACTCTTCTCCTGATTAGACACGACTACCTCACCTCCATCACGCAGTACAGATACCGAGGTGAAGTGGTAATGACGACTCCCATCTTCCTTTTCGAATACGCGGATGTAGATATATGAGCTGTCTCGTTCCGTCTCTTGCCCTTCCTTAGCCGTGCTTGGCTCTTCGACAATAGCGTGCGGAGCTTCAAGCGTTGGGCGGATCATACCGAGCTTACTCTTTCTCCCATCGCGCATCATCTTGAGGAACTGGTTTTCACCCATGTGAGCATCTCCTATGGGCGTGTGCACCATACCATCCTCGCCAAACTCAGCATACCAATTCTCTGGTGTCAGCTCAAGTTCGGGGGCTACCTCGTGGTTGTTGGAGATAGCTGTAAGGAAGGCTTCGGCTTCTTCTTCGGTCATACTTCGACCGATGATGTCGTTCTCTTCCTCATCATGAATAGGTGCGGGTGCGGGCCCCTCATCCTCTGCTGGAGCTTCCTCATCTACGGGTTGCACCTGAGCTAACGCTGGTGCTGCTGGTGCTGCTGCGGTCGCAGGAGCTTCTACTGTTCCTGCACTGGTATTGGTCTCAGGACTGAGACGCGTTCCCACTACCACCCCGTCGAGGTAGTCCTTAGTGAAGAGGTGCACCTTCTTCCCGTCGAAGGGCTCATTAAAGTACACCTCGATATTCCCGTCGGCATCCTCCTCATTGGTGACGTAGGCCGTGACCTCCTCACCTTCGGGGGTGCGAATGGTCAGCTCATCATTAAGCGCATAGCGTGGGAGGCCTGCCTGTTCGCGTTCCTCTCTCTCCTCAGCCTTGGCCTGCTGTACCTGGGCTGCATGCTCATTCTCGATCTGTCGAGCGCGTGTGTTGTCCGCCATGGCCTGCAGTTCGTCGGTCGTCATCTTGTGGGGTACGCCCGAGTAGTCCACATCGAGTGTGCCGCCTTGGCCTACCTGCTGGATAGCGATCTGCTGGGGGTTGCCATCAGCATCGAGCAGGTTATATACTGCCCCCACCTGAGGTGTGATAGTCCCGTCGATAGCGTCGGCCGCTTCCTTCTCCCGTCGTTCATATACGGAATTGACCGCTTCGCTCACTGCATCGTCGGCACTCGTGGGCTGCTCTGCACTGATAATGTCATCGATGCTGGCGAAGCGCACGACGCCCGTCTCGTTATCGCGAACGATGAAGTCCTTACTGGACTTGTCGGTATCGATACGGCCCTCCTCATCCATGACAAGGTCGCCATCCTTGATATGCACTTCGACGTGCTGCCCTTCCGTACCACGGAGAGTGGCACGACGGAGCGTTCCGTCCTTGTGCTGCTGTGAGCGTACCGCCTGCTCGGCTTGTGCAGCCTCAGCCTGTATGCCCTGTGAGACACTCCCGATCATACCCTCGTAGGTAGCACGTGCATTGAGGTAGTCCACGTAGGACTGCACCGCCTGCTCGTTGTGTTCCTCTCGTAGCTGTGCTACCTGGTCGAGCGTCAGCTGGTCAGGTGCTCCCATTTCATCGAGGGCATTAGCATCTACACCGAGACGCTCTGCCGCCTTCTGCTGTGCGAACTCATACCAGCTTCGTGCGTGGCTCATCTCCTCGGGTTGGGTCATCTCTGCTCCCTTGTCGTAGGAGTCTGCCAGCTCGTTCTGCAATGGGTCTGCCTTGGTGTCCTCGCTCTGCTTGCGTCGGTACTCGCTCATCCCCTTGTAGGTCTGCACTGACTTAGTGTAGTCGAGGATAGCGCGACGCTGCTCTGCGTTAAAGTTGGGGTTGGTGAGTGCGGACTTCACAGCGTCTACCTGCTCCTTGCCATCCTGGAGCAGGATCTGTCTGCGCACGTCGTCCCACGCCTTGCGCTGCTCATCCGTGGTGAGCGTACTCCACACTGCGCCCTCGCTCTGCCCGATCTGATAGCGGGCCATGCCACGTGCACCACCGCCAGCAAAGTAGCCTACGGTCTGTGCGCCACTCATCACGCCACCCATAAGGGAGACTCCGAGGAAGGTGTCGATATTGTCGTCAAGGTTGAAGAAGCCCTTGCCCTTGTCGGCTGATAGGTCCTTGTCGCCAATCATAACGGATACTGCATTGTTGGCAACTTCTTCAAGGTATTCCCCGAATCGTCCATTCCATTGCGCTTGCTTCTCAAGGGCTTTCAGTGAGGTTGCGAACTTTGAAGCTTGAACATTATTAATGAACTTACCCACCTTCGCCAAGCTCCACACCCCTGCATCACCTATACTACCTGCGACCTTTCCAAGTACGGACTTCTTACCGACTTGTCCAGCTGTCTTAGCTCCTGCCTTACCGATTAGCTTAGTAAGCTTAGCTGCAATTGGGGAAGCAACCTTACCTGCTGCCCACTTCACTGCATCGACAAGCCCATCGCCTAACATCTCGGTCGCATATTCCGCTGTGCCTGATATTTCACCCTTGATAAAGGCTTCTCCCAAGCTGTCACCCTCGGTGTGACCTCCGTACATAGTTGTTGCTCGTCCTTCGGCATCTACACCTGTGGCAAACTGCACATTCCCTGTGGTGCGCCCAATGATATTGGATGCGGTCTTCATCGCCCCGAAGGTATTCGCCATAGCACCGCCAGCAAGCATAGCACCAGCCGTTGTAGCTGCGCCACGGATAGTGCGCTTGATGATAGCTTTCCCTGCGGCCTTTGCTCCGAAGCGTCGCATAGCATAGCGAGCGAGCCCCGATGACACGTTCTTCCCCATAGTTGAGATACCACCACTCATTGCCATTTCCACCATGAAGGGGATAGCGTGAGCGGTGACGCTCCCAGCTTTATACCCACGGCCTATGCGGTCCTCGAAGTAGAGAGCCGTTGCCATTTCGTTAGCCTTGGCATCGAGAAGGAGCTGCTCCCCTCGTGTGAGCTTCTCACCTCGGTCAGCCTTATCGAGGGCCAGTGCAAGGCGAGAGGACGCAGATAGATCTCTTGCACCCTGGTCCCACACACGTGGGTCAATGATAGTGCTACCGAAGCCTCGGAGCGTTCCTGCTAGCGCACTACGTTCGTAGATAGAAGCAAGATCTCCGCCTTCCTTGGTGTTGTGGTCGGCTTCTGCGATGAGGTTGTTCACGTCTTGCATCGTCCTACGTGCAGCCTCAAGCGTCATATACTCGCTGTCGGTGGCCTGCTCGATACGTGACTTATTCGCTGCCGCAGGGATATTGAAGCCACGAATACCCCATGCGGTCGGGCTGTCCGCTATGGTCACCTCTCCCATCTTCTTGTCGAGGTACTCTGTGCGTTCGGCAAGAGCCTTATCGATTTCGCTTGTCAGCTCTCCCGCCTTACGTCGTGCGTCGCTCTCGGTGAGCGTAGGGGTGTAGATGATATTGGCTTCCTTCAAAGCCTGGCGGAGCTTTGGGTCTTTGATAGCGTCGATGTTGCCAGCGTTGTAGCCGTCTACCTCCTCCTTGCTCAGCTCGGTGGGGCGGATAGTCTTACCCGTCGTCACGTCCATGAGTGCCTTGGGAGCGGTCACCCCTCCATTGTTGGGATTGAAGTTGGGGACAAGCTCGGGCTGTACCACATTGACGACGTTGCCATTCTCGTCTTGTGCTACGTCTCGTGTGGTCTTGAGCAGGGGTACGCTTGGGTCGTTTACCTCCTGCACTGGTCGCATCTTCTTGTCAAGACGTGGGAAGCCCAGGCGCGCCTTGGGTGCGTGCGAGGGCTTATTAGGATTGGCGGGGAGGTCAAAGCCAAAGGGGGACGCAGGCGTGTTAGGCTTGCCCGTTGGTGCAAGCTGGTCCTTTGGTCGCAGTGGTGTAGGCACTCCAGCTGGGGTGGGCTTTACCCATCCCATGTTTGCCTTAAAGGTGTCGAAGTCGGGAAGCTCGTACCCTCCATCAGAGGCTATCGCATCATATACCGTGCGCAGGTTCTTCTCCTTGCGCATATACTTTGTGAACTGGTCGATGTTGGGCACTTCGTACCCCATGGTCTCCAGCGTATTGTGGAGGCTCGATAAGTTCTTTTGCGTCTTATCGTTTGGCATGAATGGCAGGTGTTTGGTTATTCTAAGTTGAGTTTCTTCTTAGCTGCTGGCTTCGCTGGTGCTGGTGCTGGCTTCGCTTTTGGCTTAGGCTCTGATCTTCTCACGTTCTGTAGTCGCGATATGGCGTTCTGCACATTGGGGTCGTTGATGTTCTGCCCAATGATCTTGAGCATTTCCTTTGCCTTTGGCTCGGTATATGTAGCCTTAGTCCCGAAGCCCTTCTTCGTGCGATGCTGGGCGCGTACCGACTCGGGTAGCTGGTTGTAGATCTGCCCGATGTTAGCGTCGTTCAGTACGGACTTCGGGATCTCGACACCTCCCAGGTCTTCCCCGTCCTCGTCGTCACCGAAGTCGATGAATACCGATCTGCCACCGCCACCACCGCCTGCGGAGTTGGCTGCACGTGTGGCCATGATGCCCGTGCGTCGGCTCTGCTCGCTTTCCGAGGCGCGGTTGTGTCGCTTCGTTTCTGCGAGTGCGTCGGCTCGCTGTTGGATGCCAGCCATACCCAGCTGTAGACGGAGCTTGCGGTCGGCTTCCTTCTCCCCGAGCTGTGCCACCCACTTCTGATATTCCTGCGACTGCTTGGCGAGCTTGAGCTGGTGGTCGAGTGCGGCCTGCTCGCGTCGGAGTTGCAGTGCGTCTCTTGCCTGATCGTTATGATCGTCGAGCTGCTTGGCTCTCATGTAGGCTTGGAGATAGGCGTCGGCATCCGCTTTTTTCGCGGCTCGTAGTTTCTCGTATCTGTCCTGCACACTCCCGAGCATTGTCTCGGTGGGCTTGTAGGCATTGGGGGCATAGTTAGCCGTGGCAACAAGGTTGCTGATAGCTCGCACCCCGTCGCCTATTGCTGCGATAGCCTCACGGCTACGCTGGCGTCGTCGGTCTTTTTCCACCTCCTCGGCAGTGGGAGGAGTGAATGGAGTGAGGTGTCGGAGGATCTCCACATAAGATGTGGGACGCGTAACCTTCTCCTTGTCTGCCTGGGTGAGTTGCACCTGTGGTAGTTCGGGAGTAGGTGCGAGTTGCTGGATGCGCTTAATAGCTGTAGCCCCGCCACCCTGATTGGGTGCGGGTGCTGGTTGTGGTTGTGGGGCAGGAGGGGTAGGGGCAGCGGGTGTCTGTGAAGGTGCAGGGGCGGTGGTCGCCTGCTGCACATTGGCGGGTGCGTCCTCCTTTCGTGACACCTCGCGCCCCGTGCCCTTCCGAATATCGTCGAGCACTCCCATGGTTACTTACTGCTTTGTGGGTCGAAGGCATTGGCGATACCTGCGCCTGCCTGTGCTACGCCTCCGATAGCCTGGGTGATACCCTGAGCTCGGTTGGCCTCGATTTGGTTGAGCTGCTGCTGGAAGCCGTCACGACGCTGGATGTACTGGCTCTCGATGAGATCCTTACGCTTTGCTCCGTCGGCTGCTATTGCGCTGGCTACGTTGGAGAGAGCCTCGTTGCCCGCCTCACGTTCCGCCTGCACTGACTCCTCAGTGCCACCCATGACGGCCTGCACAGCCTGCGCGCGCTGGTTACGCTTGGCGATAGCCTCACGGGTGCGCTCCATAGTTCGGAGGGCGTCGGCTCGCTGGAGGGCGTCCTCGTTGTATCGTCTATCATACCAGGTCTGATTGTCGCGCATGCTGCTCATGACTCCCTGGCGTGCGCGCTTGGCTGCTTTGCTTGCTGCGATGCCACCGAAGATACTCCCGATGGCCCCGATACCTGCGCCTATAAGTCCTGCGATTGGTAATGGCATATCTGTTTACTGCTCTATATGTTATATGTGGTGCAAGATAATGTGATAGCTTAGCGCGCACACGACATATAGAGTAACGCAACATGGCAAAGGGAAGAAAGACGGGCGGGCGAAAGCCTGGCTCACTGAACAAGACGACGAAGCTAAGCCGAGAGCTTATAGTGAATGTGCTTGACAAGTATCATGATAGTGGATTGATGGCGGAGGACCTCGAGGCTCTGCCACCGAAGGACCGCCTCGACGTTATGGTTAAGCTCATGGGCTTCGTGCTGCCGAAGATGCAGAGCACCCAGGTCGACCTCACCGCGAACGTGAACAGCGCATCCGTCGAGGACGACCTCACGAAGCTTGCAGAGGAGATGGCATAAAAAAAGAGTGAGGAGACCGAAGCCTCCCCGCTCTGATGCTCACCCAAGCGCAAAGATGCCTACTTGGGCTACGTAACGTAAGCCACTGGCGGAGACAACCGCCTCGCTGGCTCTACAAAGGTAGGCAAACTTTTGATACCACCAAACGCCTGCAGACCATTTTCGTGACCTCACGAAAATGATACACGCACGCCTCAAGGTTTGGACATTTGCAAAGCTCTCTTTCTCACCCTCTTGTAGATCCGTATCATTTTCGTGACCTCACGAAAATGGTTTTATCTTGGACGCGTCTTGGACATTTCTCAGCCCAAATGTAAACCTATCTAATTTAGAAGGCGGGTATAAAATCGTCCTCTAAATCGTCCTCTGCTTAACCCTTTATTCTATATGTGCTTGTAATTCAATGGATTGCAAAGCATAGTTGTACCCAGAGTGGGACTCGAACCCACACAACCTATTGGTCAAGGGATTTTAAGTCCCTCGTGTCTACCATTCCA